GTTGTACAATTCGAACTTGCAGCAGTATTTGATCTTGCTGGTATAAGAGCACCCAAAAGACAATGTACTAGAACAGAGTTTCCTTCGATTGGTACGTTTATAGCATGAATTGGAAAGAAGAAGCACTTGTTCATGCGAAAAACCAAGATCCTAAAGAGTCATGCGGTTTGTTATTAAATATTCGAGGAAAAGAAAAATACTTTCCTTGTCGTAATCTTTCAATGACAGATCATCAATGTTTTATTATTGATCCAGAAGATTATGTAAAAGCAGATAACACAGGAGAGATAACAGCCGTTGTTCATAGTCACCCTGTAACACCACCTGTTCCTAGTCAGGCAGATAAAATTAGTTGTGAACAAAGTAAACTTCCGTGGCATATTGTTAATCCAAAAACAGAACAATGGGGATATTGTGAACCATGTGGATATAAACCATCTTTATTGGGTAGACCTTGGGTTTGGGGTGTGACTGATTGTTGGAGTTTAGTTAGAGATTGGTATAAAGAAGAAAAAAATATTGAATTAAAAGATTGGAATAGACCAACAACACCAGAAGAGTTTATTCTTAATCCTTTATTTGAAAGTTGTGCATGGAGAACTGGCTTTAGAGAACTTAGACCAGATGAAAAAACTATGAATGGTGATGCTTTATTGATGTCTATTGGATCTCCTGGTTTAAATCATGTAGCTATTTTTTTAGATGGAGATGTTTTACATCATTTAACCGATAGACTATCTTGTAGAGAGCCTTATTCTCAATGGTTATTAAAATGTACAGGAGGGAGGTATCGTTATGTTGCGTAAATTAAAATTATATGGCGAACTTGCTCAGTTTGTGGGGCATAAAGAATTTGAAATACAGGTAGATAGTCTTGCAAAAGCAGTTAGTTTTCTTGTTAACAATTTTCCGCAAGTAGAAAAATATATGAATCCTCAATATTATCAAGTCAAAATTGGTGATTATGCCGTAAATGAAGAAGAAATACACCACCCAATAGGACAGCAAGATATACATATAGTTCCTGTTATAAGTGGTGCTGGCAGCACAGGAAAAGTATTATTAGGTGCAGCTTTGATTGGAATAGGAATGGCAACTGGTGGAATAACTTTTGCAAGTTTTTTTAATCCTGCTATGGTTCCTTATGCACCAGGTTTTGCTTCGGCAACTGGAATTGTAAAAGCTAGTATTGTTTTAGGTGGTGCTCTAGTTTTATCAGGTGTAAGTGATATTTTATTTCCTTTACCTAAATTACCTGAGTTTAAATCTGAACAAGATCCACAGCTATCATTTAGTTTTTCTGGAACTCAAAATACATCACGGGCTGGTACACCTGTACCAATAGTATATGGAGAAATCGTGACTGGCTCAGTCGTGATCAGTGGTGCGATTGATACTCAACAGGTACAGGCATGACAGACGCATCAAAAAACATTATTGGTTCTGGTGGCGGTAGTCCTCCACCTCCTCCCCAACCGACAAGAACTCCTGACACTTTACACAGTAGACAGTTTGCTACTTTTCTTGATCTTATTTCTGAAGGAGAAATTGAAGGTTTTGCCTCTGCTTCAAAAGAAGGACTTACAAAAGGAACAACTGCATATAACAATGCTGCATTAAAAGATGTATTTTTAAATGATACTCCTGTTTTAAAATCAACTGCTGATTCAACTAATCCAGCTACAACTGATTTTAATTTTCAAGACGTAACATTCAATCCTCGTTTCGGTACATCAGGTCAGACAAAAGTTGAAGGCATTGAAAGTAGTTCTTCTATCACAGCAGTAGGAGTTACTGTTACTCAATCTACTCCAGTTACTAGACAGATAACAAATTCAAATGTTGATGCTGCAAATATTACAATAACTTTTCCTCAGATACAAAAAGCAACAGATAAAGGAGATTTACTTGGATCATCTGTTTCACTTAAAATTGCTGTTCAATATAATTCTGGTGGTTTTACAGATATTATCTCTGACACAATTACAGGAAGAACTGCTGATGCGTACCAAAGAGATTACAGAATAAACTTTACAGGTGCTTTTCCTGTTGATATAAGAGTTACCAGAGTTACTGCTGATAGTTCAGATTCAAGTTTACAAGACGCATTTCAATGGACAAGTTTTGCTGAAATAATTGATGATTCTAATACTTATCCTAATAGTGCTTATGCTTCTGTTCGATTGGACTCTATGCAGTTTCAATCAATACCTAGCAGAAAGTATCGTATCAGAGGAATAAAAGTAAGGATTCCTGGTGCAGGAGCTAATGGATCGGGCACTCCAACTGTTGATGCTACTACTGGTCGAATTATTTACCCTGATGGCTACGTTTTTAACGGAGTACTCGGAGCAGCCCAATGGTGCTCATGCCCAAGCATGGTGCTACTGGATTTACTTTTGGACACACGCTATGGCTTTGGCAATCATATAACAGAAAGTTCTCTTGATCTATTTTCTTTTGTTACTGCTAGTAAGTTTGCTAATACTCTTGTTGATGATGGATTTGGAGGACAAGAAGCTAGATTCAGTTGCAATGTAAATATTCAATCATCTACTGAAGCATTTAATCTTATAAATGAACTTGCTGGTGTTATGAGATGTATGCCGATATGGTCTGCTGGCAGTATTCAACTTACGCAAGATAGTCCAAAAGATGCAAGTTATTTATTTAATTTAGCTAATGTAACTTCCGAAGGATTTAGCTATTCGGGAAGTGGATTAAAAACAAGAAATACTGTAATTTCTGTTTCTTATTTCAATATGGATAGTAGAGAAATAGATTATGAAGTTTATGAAGATACTGCTGCCATAGCAAAGTTTGGAGTAATTATAAAACAGGTAAAAGGTTTTGCCTGTACAAGCAGAGGTCAGGCTAGAAGATTAGCAAAGGCTATTTTATTTGCAGAACAAAATGAAAGTGAAATTGTTGCGTTTACAACCTCGATAGATTCTGGTGTTGTTGTTCGACCTGGTGCGGTTATCGAAATAGCTGATCCTGTACGTTCTGGTCTTAGAAGAGGTGGAAGAGTAAGTTCTGCCACAACCACGCAGATAACTGTAGATGATTCTGCTGCAACCGATTTACCAACAACAAACAATCCAACATTGAGTGTCATATTGCCTGATGGAACTGTTGAAAGTAAGTCAGTATCAAGCGTCTCAGGTGCAGTTATAACAGTATCTTCTGCTTTCTCTCAAATTCCAAATGCCAATACAGTTTGGTTATTGCAGGATGATACAGTTCAAGCTCAGAAATTTAGAGTAATAACAGTAGAAGAATCTGATGGAATCAATTATGCGATTACAGCTTTATCTTATGTAAATGAAAAGTACGCATTTATTGAAGATGGTGCAACATTGCCGACAAGAACAGTATCAGTACTGAATCTTCCAAAAGATCCTCCTTCCGCTTTACAGGCTGAAGAAAAGATAGTTGAAATAAATAATCAGGCGGTATCAAAACTTATTGTCAGTTGGCAGCCTATTGTCGGTGTTACGCAATATCAGGTCAACTATAGATTTAATAATGGTAACTTTGTTTCTACAACAGTTTCTTCTCCTGATTTTGAGATATTTAATACTGATATTGGAACGTATGAGTTTCAAGTATTTAGTTATAACGCAGCATTACAGACAAGTGCGACTTCTGCTGATCTAACTTTCAATGCTGTTGGTAAAACTGCATTACCATCAAATGTTACTGGATTATCAGCCGAACCAATAAATGAAAAATTAGTAAGATTACGTTGGAATAGATCTACAGATTTAGATGTTACTCATGGAGGTAGAGTGTATGTCAGACATTCTCCTTTAACTGATGGTACTGCTACATTTACAAATAGTACTGACTTGATTCAAGCTCTTAGTGGTGCTACCACATCTGCGGAAGTTCCATATCTTGAGGGCGAATATATTTTAAAATTTCAAGATGATGGAGGTAGATTCTGTGCAGGAGAAACGAGTGTAATTCTTGAATTACCAGACAACTTAGCTCCACTTGTTACACAAACAAGAAGAGAAGATTTAGATAGTCCAAAGTTTCAAGGAACAAAAACTAATGTTTCTTTTGATTCCACCAACAATAACTTAAATTTAGCTGGAGGAGGAAACTTTGATGATATTACAGATTTCGATACTGTTGGTTCATTAGATGATTTTGGTGGAATAGTACCAGAGGGTACTTATGATTTTGGAGGAACTGCTGGTGGAGATACTTTAGATTTAGGGGGTGTATTTAGTCTTGACCTTAAACGTCATTTCTTGACAGAAGGTTTTTATCCGTCAGATCTGTTTGATTCTAGAGGTTTGATTGATGATATTACAGATTTTGATGGAGCTACAGCTACAGAAGTTAATGCTGAAATGTTAGTAAGAGTTACACAAGATGATCCATCTGGATCTCCTACTTATTCTGATTTTCAGACTTTTGCTAATGGAACTTATAAAGGTAGAGGATTTCAATTCAGAGCAAAACTTACAAGTAATGATACTGCACAGGACATTAGAGTTTCTCAGCTAGGTTATACAGCATCTTTACAGAGAAGAATAGAACAAGGTAATGTTATTGCAAGCGGAGCAGGAGCAAAGGCTGTTACGTTTACCAATCCATTTTTTGTTGGTACTTCTTCTTTGCTTGGAGCAAATACTAATTTACCCTCTGTTGGTATCAATGCTCAGAATATGGCATCAGGAGACTACTTTGAAGTAAGCAGTATTTCTGGAACGGGTTTTACTGTTCATTTTAAAAATTCATCAAATGCTTCGATTGATAGAAATTTCACCTATCAGGCTGTCGGATTTGGTAAAGGAGGGTAGAATATGCACAAGGTAGCTTTTTAAATGGCACAAGTTTCAGACTATTCAATCGCTAATGGCACAGGCTCTGCCGTAAGAACTGACCTTAATAATGTTTTTGCTGCTATACAGAGTTTGAATAGTGGATCAGCAGATCCTAGTGGTACACAGGTTGCGTTCCAGTTATCAGTTAATACAACATCTAATCTTCTAAAGTTAAGAAATGCAGCTAATAATGGATATATCGAGATTGGAGATGTCACACAGGCAAATTTAGGTTTAGCAAAACTTTCTGGATCGACATTTACTGGAACTGTTATTCATAACTACACGGGTGCATTAAGATTACCTGTTGGAACTACTGGTCAGAGACCTGGTTCTCCAGCTACAGGAGACATTAGATTCAATAGTACGACTACTTCTGCTGAAATATACAATGGATCTGAGTTTACTGCTGTGGGAGGGGGTGCTGGAGCTACTGGAGGAGGTAATGATGAAGTATTCTTTGAATCCGATCA